TCTTAAACCCCTAGGAACCCAAAGGATCGGATTCTCTAATGCGAGGAACTGTGTGATCTTTAATACATCTACACCTTTAGCATGCTGTGCGTCTGTGGTGCCATACTGACCTCTTATAATGGTTAATGCATCTGTAGCCACTACTGTGACTTCACAAATCTCACCATCCATCCAGATCTTATCACCAGCCTTAAAATACTGGCCTGTTCCACCAGTTACATTAAGGGTTGTCGCGCCTGCTGCTAATGGATTATCATCTACATCACTCTTGTAGCCAGTTTCACACTGATAATACATGTCGTTCAATAGATCTGTAAGGTTATCATAACCCAATGCGCCTGTTCTAAGGTTCTTATGAGCTGTTACATACAATACTAATGAATCATATATCGTAGCAACATTAATACCTGTAGTAAAACCAAGCATTAAATCAAATACGAACTGATTCAATGTATGCGCGGCTGCTTTACCTACTTTTTTAGGAATACCTGAAAGGACTTTTAAATCATCATCGATGATCATTCTTCTTGTTACCGTAATCAATCCACCTTTAGTGAGAACAGCATATGTCGCTTCACTATCAGTCGGGAACCCAAGTTCTGGATAAGTAGGTGTTGCACTATCTACAGGAGTACCGGCAGATGTTCTTGCGGCCTGAACTGTAGGTAATACACCAAAACCACCCCAGAGGATTCTTTCCTGCAATTTAAAATCTTTTATGCTATCTACGGTAGCAATCTTTCTCCACAAAGGATCTATACCTTTATATTCAGGAAGCATACGTCTTTGCATAGAATAACCAAGAGCATATGAAAAACTTGCTTCTGTGGCTTCCTGCAACCTAGACAATGCATTCTTACCTAACATACCTGATATCATAGGATCATCAGTGTATTTTACATAAGCCTCTCTTAACGATACAAACTTATCTATTCCTTTATAACTAGCTTTTTCTGCATCTGCAGGTTGATATCCAAATGTTAAATCCATAGATGCCTGAAGTCTATTAACAGGCTCTCTACCAACTATGACATGTTCCATGCCATCGTCGCCTAGATCAAAACTTGCGCCTGACTCTACTAGCTGTGCAAGAACTGTCTTTTCGAGCTTAATGGATTCTTTTATCTTTGATTCTACAAAGATTGTGTCTTTAAAAGAAACTCTTATTTTATCCTGAATTGGTTTAGGGAGTTTTGATTCTGATAATGCCAAATCAAGCATCTCTTTACATTCTTTTACCTTTAACTTATTATCTATAGATGCTAATTTGGATTCAAGATCCTTTGCCTTATCTTCTGCTGCTTTAGCCGTTTCTAATGCTTTAGCTTCTGCTGACTTTTTGTCGTCTGCATCTTTCTTCTTTTTAAAAAGAAAAGCTTTTTTTGCCTTATCGGCTTCGTTCAATGTACCCTCGTCTGCCGCTAATATTTCCTCGTCAGTAAGAGCTTTTTTTTCTGTCATCTTATTCAACAGAGTTTCTGCTTCTTGATATTTCTTTTCCTTCATCAAACTAACAAGTGATTCTATCTGACTTACTTTGTCAGAATTCTTTTCTTTGGCGTCTGCCAAAACAGATTCAAATATACCAACCACCTCTTCTTCTGTTACATTATCAACATTTATGCTTTCAAGAAGTGTTGGATTCCATACCTTTAATGCTTCAAGGATTTTTTTAAACATTTGTTCGTTCCCTCCTTTTAGGTTTATACTCTCGATTATTTTAAGTAACCCACCGCCTGCGGCAGGTTGAGTTACGAAATCTGTAGAAAAAACTCTTGTAATAGCCTTTACAACTGAAACCGGCTGTCCATTTAACATTCTTACAAGAGTAGGCCCTTCGGCATTTATAGAAAGGCCCATAAAATTCTTTAAGCCTTTTTTCCAAGCATTTACTAGGAGATTCTTAAGATCCTTTACTTTACTATTTTCTTCAAGCAAGTGTAAATGCGCGGTTAAACCAGTGGTTTCTCTCCCTTCAACTTTTATGGTTTCATATTTAACATTTTCTAAGAAACCAGCTGTTTGTAGAGGAAAGCCTTCAGGTCTTATTGTTTCTATTGATGCAGGAATATGATTAAATTCTTTATTCTTCCATTCATAGAAACATACTTTAGACTTTTCAAACAAAGGGATAGATTTTTCTAGGGCTTCCTTAGAATAATATTTGCCATTTTTAGAAAGACCTTCTTCTATAATTATTACCTTCCAAATATTACCACCAGAAGCACTTTCTATAAGACCTATAATATTTGAATGGTTAAATTTTAATTTCATATGATTGCCTTAGAAAATTCTTTAGCTATTTTTGATAATGATTCTTTTTTGTTTTCTGAATTGGACGCTCCTGCCATAGAAGCTCCACATTTAGGACACTTCTGCTCTGTACATGGCGTTCCTCTTTGGTGTGTTGATGTAGTTCCACATTCAGGACAAAGACAAGTATCTGTTCCGCCATCTCCTTGTCTTGGCCCTCCTACTCCCATTCCTTTGCCTCGTTCTTCTATGATATGTTTTGATAGCTCTTTAGATATTTTATCTAAACCTTCTTTTTTATCTAACATCCAGATCCCCTTTAAGGTACAAAAAACAATATTTTTTGTACCTTTCGTATACTATAGTATATACACGACTTATGAACATATGTCAAGTTTTTTTAGTCAACGACCAGAAGTCGCTATCTCCAGAATCCCTTTTCGCTATAAATACTCCGTTCAACTTCTCGTCGGAAAACTTTATAGTTTTCTCCATATCTGAACTTTCAGAGATAGATATTTCTCCAGCAGACATTTTTTTGATCCAAGAAGCCATAAGAGTAACATTTAATTTATTTCCTACTGGAAGAAATTTAATGCTCTCAGTTAGCCTTGGAGTGATTTCTTTTGATAGTTTTGTATAAAAAGTACCAGGCTCTGACTCCGTAAATGATTTTGCAAGTGGATCTTTATTAAGGTATATATCTATACCTAGATCTGTAGATATAATAAATTTCTCTATTAATACACTTTCCTTATTCTTGTGTTTCCACCATTGTTTATACAATAAAAACTTACCTTTTTTAGCCTCTGCTTCCTTCATTTTTATTTCTTTCATTTCTACCGGGTATTTCTTTTCTTTTAAATCAGGGATCTTTTTAAGCAATTCATCCATTGTTTTAGCTTCAACTATAACCCCTTCTTCTTTCGTTGCAGAAAAGCTATAATCTACATACTTATTAAATAATTCCATAACGAAGGGTTTATCCATCTCACTCTTTACTTCTTCTAACTTATTCTCTTTTATTAAAGATTCTATACAAATCTTAAAGTTATTTTTTAAAACATCAAATTCAGCCTTTACTTCTTCTCCTCTGCGCTTATCAGCGTATGCTTGAACTATTTCACTTAACTTCATTTTCCCCCCCTTTGTCTTTTACGACTTCTTTCTTTTTAGGATTAGCTTCTAGATCCATCTCGTAATCCTTTTCTAAATCAACTCCTACTTGAGAAATGAACAGATTGAATATTACCTTCGCTTGTGTTTTATCAATGTATAATTTCTCTTCTGCTTTACCTAATCCTTCAACAAAACCATTTATTGAATCTGCAACAGTCTTGTTATCACGAGAAACTATAGGAGATCCTATAATTCTAAATGTTTTATCAACATTTTCTTTCAATGTTCCAGCTATTATGGCCTGATCTATGACAAACTTAATCATCTGAACAAGCATCGATTTAACTGTTTTTTGCCTTGATTTTAATTTCTTTAATGTAGGAAGCCCCATTTCCAATGCAGTTGCTCTTGTAGTTGTTGAGCCTTCTGCAAACCAATGTTCAGGGAATCCTGCACCGCCTAATATCTGATTCTTAAAAAGCCTGGCTTCATTAGAAGCGTCATCAGATTCTAGTTTTGGTGTTTCTGCCTTCCATTTTATCTTTTCATTATGCGCCCGGATCGAGCCAGGTTTAGGTATCGCTAGATTTTTAACAAATACCTTTAATTCTGCTTCTGTCATTCCATCGCATTGAATATCCCAAATGAAATTATTTAAAAGGAATGCCCTTTCAAGCCTTGCGAATAAGAACTGATCATATCCATCTAGCCAATCAGATAATGTTAAAAGATCACTTCTCCCCCTACTAGCTGAAATGACTTTATTAATAGGAAAGAAAAATCCTCCACCCACCAACTTGCCATTTGTTTTAGAAGTAACCCTTTTATCTACATTAATAATATCCATTGTCTTGCTTTCCTGAGAACCAACTCTGCGCCATATAACTTTTTTGTTTATTCTAGGATTATTCCTATCCTTCTTGACTCCTTGAACCAATGTAGGATCTATATAACCTAACTTTACTGATCCATCAACTTCATTTACCCATACAGGTAAAAACAATTCACCAAATATAGACTGCTCTTTGACAAAAATTTCTATTTCATCATCCAGGTTATTTTGAGGATCGTCCCAAAAAGCCCGTATAACTTCTTTTACTGAGTCGTCTTTAGCTATGAAAGTGAATCCATCACCTACAACGAAATCCTTAACTAACTCTATAATTCTTTTACCCATAGGATTTGAATCATACATATAAAATGCAATATCCTGCATTCTTTTCTGCGTAGTTAAATTCAGATCCCTATTAGTTATCGTTGTTAAATTCCTCCATAAAGCATCGTCAGAGCCACCTCCTACCATAGGATATGCTTCTTGAAGGTGCTTTGTTATTTCCCTGTATTTTATTTCTCGTTCACCAAATGATTCAAAGCCAGAGGGAACCAACGATTTTGTTTTCTTTACTCCTTTTTTTCTTTTCATATTAGTCTCCTTTTTTCTATTTTTCTAGCCCCTATTACTGACATAGCAGAAGCTCCTCTTAGGATAGGTGACTCTACGACTCTTTCCACTCTGCCATCAATATCTAATAACTCTTGCCCGGGATCTAATCCTACACTCGCAGCTGCTGCCTTTAATAGGGGGAACAAGTAGTTTATGCCATACTCTGCCGAATTAACTGCATGAGTAGTCCAATCATCTATGTGGTCTGTCTTTGTTTTATTCATCCTGACATTTGTCATACACTTTGCAAAATCCAAACAAGTAGGTTCTCTTGATATATTGAACTTTGGCTTTCCACTTACCACTGTTTTAAGGCAAGACTTCATACAACGCATCTTTTCATCATTAGACAATTCGCGAGATAATATGTTGATACCACCTTTGGAGATCTTCTTATAGTCATCTATGATACTTGTTTTTGTCTGACGACTTCGCTTATTACCAGATTTATCACCTACGAATATTATGTCTTTTATTTCACCTGTATAACGTAACGCGCCTAAACACTTAAGGAACTCATTATATAGCTCTGGAGTAAGCATATCTTTGAATATTTTATAATAAATGAAAAATATTCTATCTTCAAAATCCTTCTGCGCGAAAAGAAATACCTCACCGGCAAGACCGAAATCCATGAAGCAATACAGTGGAGATTTAGGATTAAGATATACTTTATGTCCTAATAGATGCATATTATCACTATATTCAGCGTATGATCGATCTGTTCTTGCTTTATCATACTGCCTTAGTATCTCTTGCGCGATCTCTTGTTCGGTCATAGAAGATGTCTTCTTTTTATACCATTCTGGTGTATGTTGTGGATTTTCGTGCCAATCAAACCCCATCTTTACAAAACCAGAGTTCTTCATATTCTTAATTTCGGCAAACTTGTTATTGACAGTTTCTTTAGGCGGCGTAGAATTAAGACATACCGAATTCGTAGCATTCCTTAATCCTTTATACATTTCATCCAAACAATCTACAAACGCCGCCTCATCAACTAGGATGAATCTATACTGTGTATCTCTACCGGCATTCTTATTAGCAGACTCACCTTTTATAACAGAATTCATAGATGGCACTTTAAATACAAGGAACGGATTATGGATTCTTGGTTTTAAGAATGGAGGAAGTCTTTCCCACATGAATAAAAGCCTGCCATGCAGCGAGTGAAATGTATTTCCTGTGTCTTGAACTTCTGTTTCTTTGCGAGAAATATTTAAAGCAGTGAACCCTTTTGTATAACAAGCTTGATGCAATTCCCAAGCCATAATAGTCCATGATATACCCATATCGCGACATTTATCTATAAAGAGATCCTGATATTTATCAAGCTGTTTTACGAGCTTTTCTTGATGTGGATATAATTGAAATGGTATTATAGAAGGAGTTTTTCTAGTATCTATTGTCCAAACATAGTTGTCGTACCAATATGGCTTATCCTCTACACAACGCCTATATTCTTTCATCTGCCATTCCTTTGCGTCAGCAGGGGATCTAGAATTTATTTCCTTGCGCCAATCAATGCGGTCCGCTTTCTTAATAATTTCAACCACTTAAATCCTCCGCAGATAATATTTTTGTTTCTTTTGACTTCGACATTACACCACCAGACAAAAATACCTCAAGCCTAACCATCTTTTCAAGATGATTCAAATTCGACTTGCTTAATAAATCTCCCATCAACTTACCTTTTCCATTGCACCC